GGAGCAATCGTTTCCCATGGTTCGTCCGAATTTGTATTCGGACGCGCCACTAGTTCAATACCCCTTTTCTGCGCAGACAGGAGCATTTTTCCGGCATCTTCGACCATGTGGGAAACGAATGATCCCCTATCCTCAAAAAACCATCGGGTCAGGTTTGCCCGAACGCCTTGCACATTTTCCATACGGCCGCGACCGCTGGCATTTACGCAACAGGCCCCACTGCAAAAGCTTTTCCCTTTTTCCTTCGCTACTTCGGCGATTTCTGCCATGGGCATGCCAGATTCAATCAAGGACATTACTTCGGAGTAGGGTAGAGCAATCGGACATGTGTTTCCGACGCCCGCGGAGTCTGATGCAGACAGAGATAATGTCATGACGGATAGCCATTTATTGCCGTGAGCAATTTTTGCGTTACCAGAACCCGGCTGCCAGATTTTTGCGATATTGTAGGCCATTGAAAAACTCTCTTTTCTGTGGTTTAGAGGCTATTTAGAGGCTATTTAGAAACGAACATTTCATTTATCCGATCGATGTGCCATTGATCCCATGCCGCTTTCGACACTCTCCCGATTTGAATCGCGATCATAGGCCACCCATCGACAATATATTGTTCGGCATCGCCTGCGTCAACCCTACAGTTGAAAATATTTTTTGGGGGCTGTTTTTCCGGCCACGGCTCGAGCTTCCAGCCCGGCCAGCATCGGCCACGGCTCGAGCTTCCAGCATCGGCCACGGCTCGAGCTTCCAGCATCGGCCACGGCTCGAGCTTCCAGCCCGGCCAGCATCGGCCACGGCTCGAGCTTCCAGCCCGGCCAGCATCGGCCACGGCTCGATTGTTCCTACCCGGAGGGGGGGTCAACAAATCCGGCCCCTAGGAAGGCAGACCGCATGTCCTCAGGGGCAGGAGCGGCCGACAGTGTAGCCTTTTTACTGCCCCTCCGAAAAAGCCTGTTTTTGGCCGACAAACGCAACCCGCCAGCGCCTGTTGGTTTGCACCGTCGTACTCTACCGTGCGACAATAGAACCCATGGCACGCGGCCCTGCACCAATACCGAAGCATCAACTGAAGCTGAGAGGCTCAGAGGAAGCCAACTACCGTGAGGAGTTGGGAACGCCTCTGTCCGATCTGCCGTCGCCACCGGACTGGATGCGGGCGGCGGCCAAAGAGATGTTCGCGCTGGTCTGCGGTTACACGCAGCGGATGGGGACGCTGGCCGAAAGCGACGTTGAGGTCATCTGCCGTTACTCGATCGTCTGGGATCGGTGGCGCGAGGCGGAAATGAACCTTGCCAAGCTGGATTCAGGTTGGATCGAGGTCACAGCCCCCGATGGCTCCCTCCGGTTCAGCCGGCCGAATAAGTGGCAGGCCCAGAGCAACCACTGCCATGAGCAGTTGCGACAGCTTGAGACAGTCCTTGGCCTGACCCCCGCCGACAGAACCAGGCTGGGGTATCACGCAGAGAAGGTCGTCCTAGACCCGATGGATGCTCTCCTTGCCAAACGACGCGGTTGATATTCGCGACTTTATCGCCCTGCTGAAGCACTCCCGAGGTGATTTCGCCGGCCAGCCTTTCGTGCTTGAGGAGTGGCAGGACAGCTATTTCGATAGGCTGCTGAACACGAAAAGGCCGGATGGCCTACGGCAGTATCGTACATCTCTGCTCGCCCTGCCCCGCAAAAACGGCAAGACGCAAATGGCGGCGGCCTTGGGGCTGTACATGCTGTTCGCCGATGACGTTGGTGCCGAGGTCATATGCGCCGCCGGCGACAGATCGCAGGCATCCCTGCTCCACACCGCGGCCAAGCAACTGCTTGAGTCCTGCCCATCCCTTGCCAGGCGGGCGAAGATTTACCGCAACAGCATTGTGGTGCCAGAGCGCAATGCATCGATGTTTTGCATAAGCAGCGAGGCCGGGACGAAACACGGCTACAACCCATCTTGCGTCCTCATCGACGAGTATCACGTCTTCCCCGACCGGGAACTGGTTGACGTTCTGGAAACTGGCATGGGGGCCAGAAGTCAGCCGCTCACGGTGTATATCACCACCGCTGGCACCGACAAGCTCGGCCCCTGCTACAAGGACTGGCAGCGGGCAGAGAAAATTCGCGACGGCGTTCTGACAGATGACACATTCCTGCCGTGCATCTACGCTGCGCCGCCCGAAGCAGACCCATTTGACGAAGCAACCTGGGCGGCAGCCAACCCGAATTACGGAAAAGTGCTGAAGCCGGACTACTTCCGAGCATTCGCAGAGAGAGCGAAAGCCTCACCGAGCGACGAGGTGGTTTTCAGGACGCTTCACATGAATCAGTGGCTGGGGTCTACGACGCTATGGCTGCGCAGTGGAGTTTGGGAAGCCAACGGCGGCGCTCTCCGGCCCACAGCAGGCCGCAAATGCTGGTGCGGAATCGATCTCGCCAGCAACTTCGATACGACGGCGTTCGTTGCCGTCTGGCCCGACACAGACGGGACATATGACATCCACTGCATGCTGTTTATGCCAGAGGAGAACGCGGCCAAGCGAGAGCGGGAGGATCGAGTTCCCTATCAACAATGGGCGAAAGAGGGATATGTTAAACTTACGGAAGGCGACGTGACTGATTATGACGTTGTTCGCGACTACATTCTCTCGTTCTGCGAGAAGAATGCGGTTGAGGGCATAGCCATTGATCGCTACAACGCCACGCACTTGACGACGCAGTTGACGAATGAAGGAGTCACGGTGAAGCCCTATGGACAGGGCTTTATTTCGATGAGTCCCGCATCGAAGCAACTGGAGGTGCTGGCAATTTCCAACCAGCTTCGGCATGCAGGAAACCCAGCGCTTGCCTGGCAGATATCCAACGTGCAGATAAAGATGGATGACGCCGGGAACATCAAGCCGACCAAGAAGCATTCGCATGACACAGGCAGGATCGATGGAGCGGTGGCACTGATCATGGCGCTGGGAATTGCCAGCACCGTCAGCCACGGCGAAGAAAACCCCTACGAAATCATGGTGATATAGCGTGGAGGACGCCCCCATCGAGGACATGCTGGAACTTGATTTCCGCAGCGCCATCTCCAGGGTATTCGAGGAGATCGTAGAGACTCGCCGCACGGTCGCTGGCGTCTTCATCTCCCCTGAAACAAGCCTCCAGTGCAGTGCCGTATTGGCCTGCGTCCGACTCTACGCCGAAACGATCGGCAGCCTGCCGATCCACGTTTACAAGCGGTTGCCCAACAAGGGCAAGGTGATTGCCGAAGACCACCCCCTATACAACGTGCTGGCCTACGATCCCAATGGCTGGCAGACGAGTTACGAATTCCGCGAGCTGATGCAGGCGTGGATGCTCTTGTGGGGCAACGCCTATGCCTACATCGTCCCCGGCCGCCGGGGCAGCGTGACTGAACTGCACCCGCTCCACCCTGCCCACATGGTGTGCAAGCGGCTGCCGGGCAAGGGCAAGCTTCGCACCGGCGGCAAGCTGCGGTACGAATACACCTTCCCCGGCGATTCGACGCCGACGATCTACAACCAAGACGAGATTTTTCATCTGCGGTGGTTGTCCAGCGACGGCGTGACCGGCTATGTGCCGACGACGCTATCGCGGGATGCGATCGCCTTGGCTCGAGCGACTGAGCTTGAGTCTTCGGCATACTTCGGGAATGGCTCGAGGCCTGGCACGGTAATCGAAACCGATCAGCCGCTGAAGCCGGAGACGGCACAAAGGCTGCGGCAGGCATGGGAGGACATGCACCGCGGCCCAGAGCGAGGATCACGCACAGCAGTGATGCCACACGGCGCTCACGTCAAGGAACTGACCCACAACAATCAGACAAACCAACTGGTTGAGACACGCCGCTACCAGGTCGAAGAGATCACGCGGGCCTACCGAGTGCCGCCTTACATGGTCGGCGACGTGAGCAAGGCAAGTTACAATTCTTTCGAGCAGCAGGGGCTGGACTTCCTGACCTTCAGCCTGACGCCGCACCTCCGACGCTGGGAGGGGGCATGCCGCCGTGACCTCGTTACCGACGACGAGCAGTTCTTCGTTGGCTTCGACCCCTCGGCGTTGATTGCAGCCGACACAGCGGCCATCGGTGCATTCTGCCGAGAGATGCAGAACATCGGCGTCTACTCGATCAACGACGTTCGCACCAAGATCGGCGACAACCCGATCGGCGAAGAGGGCGACAAGCGGTTTGTGCAGGTAAATATGCAGCTTTTGGAGGCTTTCACGCCCCTGACGCCCAACGGCCAGCCACCGGAGCCGGCCGCCCCCGCAGCGGCCCCTGACGCCCCCGCACCGCCTGAAACGCCACCCGAGCCTCCGGCCGCCGGCCAGCGAGATGCCAGCGAGGTGCTGTTCAAATCGACGCTGCGGAGGCTGTCTGCCATCGAATCTGACGGCATTCTTGAGCGGCGCAACAAGCCAACCAAGATGGCTGCCTTCTTCGAGGAGCATCGCAACAGGATCGTCAACGAACTGAGCGATGCCGCCGAGGCTACCGGGCGACACATTGAGACGTTTGCTGACAACTGGATCGAGCGATCGAAGGAGTTGCTGCTGGAATGCCACCGCAGCGGAACGAAATACGAATCAGCCATGGAGGGATGGTGCGACAAGCACCTCGCCAACGATGTCACAGCCACTTGATCTTGAGCGCCGCACGAACCTCGGCGAAACGTCGCTCGAGTACCGCGAAGACCCGCAGACGGGCATGAAAAAGCCCGTAATTATGGGGTATGCGGCCGTGTTTCAGAGCGAGTCCCGCAACCTCGGCGGCTTTACCGAGGTCATTCAGCCCGGCGCGTTCTCTGAGGTGCTTGCCAGCAACCCCGATGTGGTCGGTTGCTACAACCACGACAAGAATTTTGTGCTGGGACGTACCAGTTCTGGTACTATGACGCTCTCAGAAGACGATCGCGGGCTGAAGTACACGATCTATCCGCCTGAAGCCCGAGCCGACGTGATCCAGGCCGTCGAACGTCGTGATGTCGTCGGAAGCAGCTTTGCCTTCATGTGCCGTCAGGAGGACGAGTCATGGTCAGGCTCCACCCGCGGCATGCGGCTGCGGACGATCAAGAAAATCAGCCTGCTGGACGACGTTGGGCCGGTTGTTCGCCCTGCATACGACTCAGCCAGCGTGATTGTGAGCCGGAGAGCGTTGGAAACAGCCCTCGGCGACCACTTTCGCCCCAATTTGAGCATGGCAAACGCCGCAAAGAGGGGTCTGAAGGGCGGAAAAACGGGCGAAACTGACCAGAATCTGGTCGGAATTGCGACGAAAATCGCCCAAAGGTGCATCGTTACGCCCGAAGAAATCGTCTACTTGGAGGGCGTTTTCGAGCGGTGTTTGGCCGCAAAAACCACTGGATGGTCAGGTTCGCCAGCGTTTTGGGAGTATCAGATGGCCGGAGGCGACTCCGGTGCCAAATGGATCGGTAGAAGGGCGGCAGAACAGACCAGTAACGACGTTGACCTGAAGCCAACGGCCGAGATGGCCGCCGCCGCGAGAAAGGGTCTTGAGCTTCACGAAGCCGGCCGCTCCGGCGACGGCCTGAAGCCGGAGACGGTGGCCCGCGCGAAGCGGATTGCCGCCCGCGAGACGCTGACGCCCGAGCATGTGCGCGAGATGCGGGCCTGGTTTGCCCGCCACGCAGTGGACAAGAAGGAAGGCTGGTCTGACGCCGGGAATGAGACTCCCGGTTACACAGCCTGGATGCTCTGGTCGGGCGACCCCGGCCGAAGCTGGAGTGAATCAAAGGTCAAGCAGATGGACGGCGAGAGTCGTGACGACATGTTTGACCCGATGATGATGCCGCAGCCCACCCCCGAGGCAGAAGAGTCGTCTTCGTCTGAGTCCTACGACCTGACGCCAGCCAACGAGCAACTCTACGACGCGATCGAAGGCATCGCCGAAGTCAACGGCCAGTGGCCGCAGGACGGGGCCAACGGCGCACACTACATGCGCGAAAGCCCATTCGCTGACGCCGGGCTGGTGTGTTCCAACTGCTTGATGTTCAAAGGTGGCGGCAAGTGCGAGGCAGTCGCTGGCGAGATCGAAGCCGGCGGCGTCTGCAAGCTGTGGGTTATCCCCGCTGACAAGATGACGATGGCACCGGCCGATCGCAGCGAAGCGCCGCCGGAAACTACGCCAGCAGTTGTTACTCCAGTGGTCGATTACGCAGGCCGAGCGGCGTCTCTTCGCGCTGCTCTCCTTGAGTCAGTTGCACGGCAGTAACATTCTGGTGTAAGCTACAGACTGACACATTGCTCTGCGATGGATTTCGTAGAGAGCAGTGCGAGCGACATAAGTCGCGGCGCGCTAGCGGGACAACATCACCCGCCAGCCGCCTTGCTATGCCTGGTGGTTGGCACCATACGGAGCCGAAGCCACCATGGCCGCATCGAATCTCAAGCGTCTTCAGGATCGTGCCGCTGCCGTTGCAGCGCGGATGAACGAACTGGCCGGCGTGTCGGAGCGTTCGGAAGAGCAGACCGCAGAACTGCGGAAGCTCGACACCGAAGCCGACACCGTCAAGGCCGACCTGGAGTTCGAGCAGCGTCTTGCTGCCAAGGAAAAGGAACTCCGCAGCGTCATCGAGCCTGCCGCCGCTCCTGCCCCTGCTGCCACTGAGCCAGAGAAGCGGAAGCTCCCCGCTCAGGTCGCCAGGATCGACTACCGCTCGCTGTCGGCATTCAACGACAGCCCCGCGGCCGTCGAAGATGCTTACAAGGTCGGCCGCTGGCTGCGGGCGTCGATCTTCCGCAAGGAAGAAGACCTCCGGTGGTGCAGCGAACACGGCGTCGAAAGCCGCGCCCTCAACGAGGCAGTCAATTCCGCCGGCGGAAGCCTCGTCCCCGACGTACTCGCGGATCGCGTGATTCGGTTGGTGGAAACATTTGGAACCTTCCCGCCCGCCGCCGAATCCCAGACGATGACCCGCGATACGCTCGTCATCCCCAAGCGGCTCACTGGCACCAGCGCCTACTTTGTGGGCGAAGGTAACAGCATCAACGAGTCGGAGCCGACCTACGGCAACGTGCAGTTGGTCGCCCGCAAGCTGGCCTGCTCTTGCCGTCTCTCTACGGAGGTGATGGAAGACGCGCTGGTGAACTTGGCCGACCAGGTGACTACAGAATTTAGTACCAGCCTGGCCCTGAAAATTGACCAATGCGGATGGCTTGGCGATGGCACCCAGACGTTCGGCGGCATCTACGGTATCGTCCCGAAGATCAACAGCGGAAACCACACCG